TTGTCGAGAGCCCGCCGCCCGATGATGCCGTAGGTTTTCTCGTACCATTCGTGCGTCATCTGCTGCTGCTTGCCAGCAGGTGTCTTCATCGCCCTGGACAGGGCTTCGGCATGCAACGCCTTGACGTGCTCTTGCAGCGCCGGCGACAGCGACATGTGGATCGCGTGTCCCAGCTCGTGGCGGAAGTCGCCAGTGACCGAGGTGGAGCCCATCACCACTTTGCGTTCCCAGGTGCAATGCGCTTTGCCCTGGACCGGCGTGCTGTGGACTTCGATCCCAGTCAGGACATCCAGGTCTTGCGTCGGTGTCTCGGCATATTCCGTCACCGCGCGATTGAGCTGGGATCCTGAGCCCATCGCCTTGACCTTTGCGGCATTCGCCGTGGCGTCCTGCTGTACCTGGAGCACGGCGTGTTGCGGAGCCGCCCCAGATTTCAGCAACGCCTCGATCTTGGCCGAGCGGGCAGACAGTGGAACCGGCGACTTGATGGGGCTTACTTTTGCGGGAGGGACTGCTTTGACAGGTGCTCCGCCACTCTCGCCAGGCTTGCGGCCATGCAAGTCGACGCCGTGTTTGTCCGGCCAGAGTGAGCGGAGCGACGATGCCATGTTACTTCTTGTCGGCGGAATGCGTTGCGCGCAGGTGATCCGGGACCTTCGCAGCGGCCGTCGCAGCCGTCGCGGCCACGGCGTGACGCGGAATCAGCTTCGGAATCCGCACCAGCTCCGCGCCCATGGTCTGCGCGTTCGCCGGGTAGTACCACTTGTCGTAGTTCGGCGGCTCCACGTAGTTGCACACCGGCTTCGCCTCGTAGCTGACCGAGGAGTAGATGATGTCGTAGATGCCGGCCTGGGTTCCAGGGCCGTTCGCCAGCAGCATCAGCGCATCGACCGCGTGGCCGTTGTACTGGTTCTGTCCGGGATCTTTTGCGATGTGACCCCACATCTCAGAGTGCTGCTCGTGCAGAGCATCGGCGCACGCTTCGGTGAACAGGCCGCAGCCCTCGTGCGTGGCGAGATTGTACTTGCCGGTCGCGTAGACGCGGTTGATGATGTCGAGCGGTGAACCACCTGTCGCCGGCGGCGTCGGACCTGGAACAGGCGGCGCGACCGGGGTCTCGGTCATCACGTAGTCGTCGACCTGGAGGCGTGCGGCCTCACCCTCGAAGACCAGGAACCCGCGCAGCCGCATCTTCTCGAAGCCGTTGGCCTCGAGCTCGATGGTTGCGCCGTTCGCGTTTGGAATTGAGGTGCTCACCTCGCAGGACTGTCCTTGCCGGCCGTCTGGTGCGGTGTAACCGACCAGTTGCATCGTGCCATGCCCATCAGGTGTGAGCGTGACCTTTGCAGTCAACGGGGTTGGATAAACAACAAATTTTGCCATGAATTTTTGGTCCTTTTACGCGTTCGCTGTGGCCTCCGCCAACACTTCTAGCACGACGGCATCGTCTCCAGCTTCTATCGCTACACGCAGCGCTTCGACCAGCTCGGGATCAATCCCGGCCGCTGCCATGAGTTTTTGCTCGACTGTTCCAACTTTCTCCGCCTTGTTCGCCTCGAGCTCAGCGTCCAGTTCGGATTGTGCAACCTTGTCGTCGGCGAGCGCTTGCTTCTGCTCATCATCGAGTGGCGCCCAGTCGTAGGTCTCACGGCGAATCTCTGCGTTCGTGAAGACCGGGCCTTCGTCGGTCTTCGCGGTGCACATCGCCGTGAGCTGACTGTCACGCTCTTCGGTGGTCTTGTTCAGGACCGAACCCCACACGGCTTCCCATGCGGCATCAGCCTCTTGTGCATCTTTCGATTTCTTGGGAGTCGGGAGCCAGCCGTATTCGACGAGCCGATCGACGAGCCGGCGCAGGATGAAGGGCTCAGCGTGCTGCTCGCGTCGGCCGTTCACCTGGTCGCGCCAGTTGTCCCGGTCCTGGCTCGAGGCCAGTTCGCCCATCTCGCTGCCAGTCAGGATGCGCTTCGGGATGCCCGTGCTGCCACTGATCTGCGTGATGATCGCATCGGCATTCGGCCCGAACTGCGCCACGTCCGATCCCAGGGGTTGGACCGTAACGCCACGCACGCGGACATCGCGGGTCAAGCCATGCTGGAACTGTTCGATCTCATCCCGGAACTTCTGCATCTCCGGTTCACTCAGGCCCTGGACATCCTTGTCGATGCTCCAGACTCGGCCCTGGTGTGCACGCTGGAAGAACGCCTCAGCGCCACCACCGGTGACCTTCTCCAGGTCGTCGAACAGGTTCCACACGCGTGCCAGGCATGGCCGGCCGTAGACCTCATCGGACATGGGGCTTTCGGCCACGTGGACGACCCTGGACCAGTGGACCGGGGTCTGCAGGTCAGGACTCGAGAAGTCCGTGCGCCGGATCTTGTACGAGGTGGGCATGCCGAAGCGCTCGGACTCGGTGTCCAGGTCGAATTCGGCGATCGTGGCGTCCACGTACTCGGTACCCTGTCGGCCATCACGCGTGACCGAGCCACTCGAGGCCGGTGCGTTCGGTCCGCCAGCTCCCATGTAGGCTTGGAAGTACAGCAGCTTGGTGGGATCGCCTTTCCCCTTGGGAAGCGGCGAGTCGAGCTTGCCTGGGGCACCGATCAGGATGATCGAGTAGGTTGAGAGCCGGCTCAGGATATCAGCCTGGAGCATCTTCGCCACGACGTGGTGCTTGTTCTCGAGGGCATACCACGCCGCTTCGAACTCGGTAATGATCTCCGGGTCCTCGTCTTCCTGGAGCTCGACACCACCACGCCAGGTCGCATTCGGCAGGGCCTCGACCACCTTGCCTGCCACACCACCACGCTCGAACCGTTCCCGGTAATCGGCCGTTGTAAGCGAGCGGCTGTACCCGAAGATGTTGTACAGGTCACGCTTGCCGTCAAACGTGATCCCGGCCAAGCGCGCGAGCTGAGCACGCTCCATGAGCATGGACGCCGCAAGGAGCTTGATTTCCTTGTTGGACAGCTCTGGCTCTTCGCTCACCACGTCACCCCCTGGACCTTGCGTAGTTTCTCGATCGCGTACCGCACCGAGTCAACGGTGTGGTTCTTCTTGTCCTCGAGGATCGGCATCACATCGCCAGTCAAGGGATGCACCTTGTAGCGATAGCCCATGAATTCCTCGGCGACGTGGATGCAGCGCGGATGGATGACAATCTCGAGGAAGTTCTGAAGGAACTTGACGCCTTCCTCTACGGAGTTGGGCCCCTTGTCGGCACGCACGATGCGTGGGTACCCGTGGCGGTTCATATAGGAGATGGTCTCAGGCCGCGCCGAGTCTGCACGGCATTCCCATTCCCGGGCGAACTTCGGATGCTCCGGAACCAGGTTATCGAACAGTTGAGCCGTGTCGTCGATCTCACAGCCGACTTGCCAGACTTCGTAATCTATGTAAAGCCGGCGCTCGAGCGGCCGGTCGAAAGTCCTGGCCATGACTGTGGGGTCAATCGCGAAGCCCCAGTCAGCCCCCAGGAGGAAGGTCGCATCTACAGGTGTGTCGAACGCACGAACCGAAATATTCTTAAACACGCTCGCCTTCGAGCGCGTGGCATACTGTCCGTCCCAGATGTGCGCAGCGCCTTCGGCGTCGCGTGCCCTGTCATCGGTCATGTCCGCAGCCAGGACAGCTGGGAAGTACGGATTGTCTTTCCAGGAGACGGAGATGACGATGGAATCCGCTGGCGCCGTACCGCCACGGAAGAACGCATCGACAGGATCGCTTGGTTTGTCGGGATTCCAGGAGAACCAGAGCTCAGAGCCTGGCTTGCGGATGGTTGGCCGAAGCAGATCGAGCGAGCGCTTCGAGAACGAATGCGCCTCTTCCACCCAGGCGCCGTCGAAACCCTCGAAAGACTTAACAGAATCAGCCGTGTGGTTCTGCATGCCCTGGAAGATGAAGACGCCACCGCCTGGAGTTTCGATCCTGGATTCCAGGACCTTGAAGCCGTGCGCCTCCAGGCCGAACTGGTCGATCACATCCTTGAGCAGCTGTCGCACTGAGTGCGCGAGCGAGAGCTGAATTTCTCTGACGCACAACCACCTGGTGCCGGCGTTGCGAAGGGCTCGAGCGCACAGGATCCTCGCGAGGGAATGAGACTTTGCGCCGCCGCGTCCGCCGTGCGCGCCCTTGTACCTGGCCGGCCGCAGGAGTGGCCTGGTCGAAGCCGGGAGGGTGGCCTCGATCTCTTCGGCCTTGGCCCGGCGATTCGCGCCGCGTCGCTCGAGCTCTGCTTCCACCTCATTGAGCGCCTTGTGCACCGCCACTATTGGTGGCATGCCACGCTCAAGA